GCATAAAGAGATCTGCGACACACTAGATACTTTCATTGCTGATGTTAAAGCGCATAAAGCACCTCGTCTTGTTATCTGTATGCCTCCACGTTCTGGTAAATCTGAAATTGTTAGCCGTAACTTTCCAGCCTATGCTTTTGGAGTCAATCCTGACTTGCAGATTATTGCTAGTTCTTACAGTTCAGATTTAACAAGCCGATTTAACCGAGACGTACAACGCATAATTGACAACGATAAATATAGACAAATTTTCCCTGACACTTTTTTAAATAGTCAACGAGTAAAGACCACCACCGGCGCTTATATTCGTACCTCAGATTTATTTGAGATTGTAAACCATAAGGGCGCATATCGTTCAACCGGTGTAGGCGGTGGCATAACTGGTTTGGGTGCTGACATTCTGATTATTGACGACCCCCTCAAAGATAGGGCTGAGGCAGACAGTGCAACGATTAGGGAGAAAGTGTGGGATTGGTACACCTCGACTGCTTATACCCGATTGAGTGATGGTGGCGGCATTATTGTGATGGCTACCAGATGGCATCAAGATGATTTGATTGGTCGTCTGATACGTCATATGCAAGACGGCGACGGAGAGCAATTCACGGTTATTGAATACCCCGCTATTGCTGAGCATGACGAGCCTCACCGCAAACAAGGCGAGGCTTTGCATCCGGAGCGATTCAGCCTAGAGCGTTTATTGGTTACTCAGAAAACAATAGGTGCGCGAGACTGGGCGGCACTGTATCAACAACACCCAGTGCCGGACGGCGGTGCAGTTTTCAAATTAGATACATTCAAGCGATGGAACAATACCAATTTACCACCTAAGTTTGACCGTCTTATCGGTTCGTGGGATTTAACATTCAAAGACAGTAAGTCAAGCGATTATGTAGTAGGTCAGATATGGGGACGCAAGAATATTGACTACTATCTGTTAGACCAAGTGCGAGGGCAATGGGATTTTACAAAGACCCTTGACGTTTTTGTGCAACTTGCCAAAAAATACCCCTCGGTCAATCGGTGGCTGATTGAAGATAAGGCTAATGGCTCCGCTATTATCAGTATGCTAAAAAAACATATTCATGGCGTTACTGCTATTACTCCCACTGAGTCTAAGCTGGAACGTGCCTATTCTGTTACTCCTATGATTGAATGTGGGAATGTATACATACCAGAAAGTGCCTCGTGGCTACCTGCTCTTGAGGATGAGTTATTGTCCTTTCCTGCTGGTGCGCATGACGACCAAGTAGACAGTATGACACAAGCCCTAAATTGGTGCAGAACACATCATAAAGCACAGGTTAGTGCACAAAATTTACTTGCATTAAGACGAGGTTCAGGATTTTACGTGAAGGCTTGTCGTTAGCCTAAACTGATAAATACCGCAGGGCATGCGGAAATTTAAGCCTGCGCCGTATGGCTGGAGCAAGCAATTCTCCTAGAGATTGTGTAAGACATAGTTCACTATGCAACGATCTGTGAAGCAGGAATCCCACGACTTTAGTTGTGGGAGTGTCAAGTGAAAAGAGGTTAAGCGCATAATGGATAACAGAAAACCTAATCGACCAAAGACAATCAAGCCGGAAAAGAAACTGGACGCTGACTCTTTGAGAGACCAGTTATTGAGCATCCCAGAACGGACACTCAAAGCCTTAACCAATCTGAGGGCGGTTAAAAAAGAGTTTGGTCTGCCGGCTACGATGTCGGGAGTCACAGCGAAAGAGCGCCAAACGCTCAACATGGCTTTTGACAGTGCTGGGGGATTTAACGCTATCTATGAGTCAATGACCCTCCATGCTGCTGAACTAGGTCAATACCCTATCACCTCTTTTGTGGGATATGGAGTGCTCCAACAAATCGCCCAAAACGGCATGATTAGAGCCTGCATTCAGACAGTTGCAGATGATGTTTCACGTCGCTGGATTACGCTTGACGGCCCTGCCGAAAAGGTCGAGGTGCTAGAAAAACTACTGAAAGACCCTAATTACGGCGGCCTGTCGGTCAAAGAGTTATTTCACCGAGCCGTAACCACTACCGGCTACATGGGCGGTGCGTTTATTTTCATAGACACTGGGGACGCAGACACCGAACTTCCACTCGCGATTAACGAGTTTAGCGCTGAACTGTCACAAGGTTCTAATGTGCGTTTTGTGCTTGTCGACCCTGTCAACGTCTCACCTATTGCTTATAACTGCACTAATCCGCTAGACGTTGATTACATGGTGCCCAAAGTGTGGCAAGTTTTAGGGCGCAGGGTTCATGCTTCGAGGATGCTGACTTTCGTCGAGAACCAACCCCCAATGCTGTTGAGACCTAACTACAACTTCTTAGGCATTCCACAGGCTCAAATTCTTTGGGATTACGTGGTACATTTCAACAAGACCCGTATTAGTGCTGCTAAGTTGCTCGACAAGATTTCATTGTTGGTTGTTCAGACTGATATGGATGAAATATTATCAAGTCAGACTGGAGTACAGGACTTCGATGCAAAGATGGAGTTTTTACAGCGTTATCGTGATAACGATTCTGTCTTTGTGTGTGACAAGGACAGTGAGGCAGTCACCAACGTACAGACTTCAATTGCTGGATGTACTGACATTGTAAGACAGTCACTAGAATTGATTGCTTGTATCAATCGTACTCCTGCTGTCAAGTTGTTAGGCATTTCTCCTAGTGGCTTTAACGCCACTGGTGAGAGTGACATTAAGAACTACTATGACTACATCGCATCTAAGCAAGAACTGTATAGAGACCAGATACAGACCATAATCAACGTCTTACAGTTGACACAATGGGGTTACATCGACTCATCTATCACGTTCACATTCAACTCACTGAGTCAGGATGATAAGGCTTCTAAGGCTGTCACTGCTCAGACAAGAATCGGCGCGTTGACTCAGTTGGTAGATAGACAGGCCATAAGTGCTGAAGAGTTGCGCGATTTGGTACGTCAAGACCCTGACCTTGAATTATCAAGTCTTGATGAGGAAATGCCGGACAATCTGATGGAGGCCGAACCGGTCGAACCGGCTGGCAATATGTTTGAGGGCTTAATCAATGCGGAAGAAAGCCAAAGCACTGAAAGCAGTTGAGCCTAATGCTGGAGTGCGTAAAGCCTACACCAAGGCAGTCACAAAGATAGAGCACGATTTTCAGTCCTACGTACTAAATCGTGTTTTGTTGTTTTTGGAGTCTAAGCACGTGCTTGCCGAGGATTCAGAACTGACTGCCAAGACACCGGAAGAACGTCAAAAGGAAAAACTGTTAAGGCGTAAGATTCTGATTGAGGTCGCCAAGGCTCATCCTGAGATGCTAAAAGCAGACGTTGAGAAGTTTGTGGCATCGAACATGGGTGCATGGTCGGCCCTGCTTGCTACCGCCTCGCGCGCTACCGTGACTCGGTTCATTAAGGCGATTGCCGGCAGTGCGAGTGCTGCACAACGACAAACCTTCATAGCCGGTAAAGTCACCAAAGGCATCATTGACAAAGTTTTTCAAAATTCCATTCCCACTGTGCAAACACGCTACATTAGTAGCCGGGCTATGGCGGGGCTTGCTGATGCGGTCAAAGATAACATTGGGCTTATCACTAAGATAGGTGCTGATGATGTGGCGAGATTATCTGATGTGCTCTTAAACGGTCTGCAAAATGGCCTTGACTACAACCAAATCAAAGACGAGTTACGCAACACTGAGGGCTTTACTGAGCGCAGAGTCGAGACGGTATGTAGAGACCAAGTTGCCAAAATAACTACTAAGGTACAGACCGACAACGCTATCGAGGCTGGCTTCAATGAGGCTATTTGGGTGCACGTACCGGGCACCTACACAAGCCGAGTTTCACACATTCACATGGACGGCAAAAAGTTCAGACTTGATGAGGGTCTGTATGATGAAGCCGTGCACCGCAATGTAATGCCAGGAGAAGAAATTAACTGTAGATGCGTATATCGGCTAGTCGTACCGGAGGATTTACAAAATGACTGAAATTTTAGCGTATGACTCTATGCAGTTTGAGGAGTCTGCACGCACGATAGATGACAATGGCTTTTTGCACGTGACAGGGTGTGCAATCACTAAGGAACAGGTTGCGCCTTATTTTGGTAGAGAGATACCGAATTGGCAACGGTTAGGATTGAATCCCGACAGCATTTATAAACTCTACCGCCCTGCCGCTGAAATTAAAAAAGCCGTAGAGAGTTGTAATGGTATACCGATTCAGCTCGAACACCACGAAGATTTAGCCGATGCGCCGGCAAAGGAGACCCGCATAGGGTCAACCGGTACAGATGGCGAATTTAAAGCACCGTATCTTGTCAATAGTCTTCATTTTACGGATGCAAACGCTATTAAGCGCATACAAGACGGCTCAATGCGTGAATTGAGCCTATGCTACCGCTATGAGCCTGTGGCTAAGCGTGGCACGTTTGATGGCGAGGACTACGACCTTGTTATGACTAATCTTAGTTGCAACCACGTTGCATTGGTCGAGAAAGGTCGAGCCGGTCATGATGTCTTTGTCAAAGATTCAGAGCCGGACGGATTAAAAACGGAGGGAGGGTCTAAGGACACCACCCACAACATAAACAACAACGCCGCCAATGGCGTGAACAATGAGGATGACGCTATGGATAGCGAAAAACTGAAACTCTTTATTGATGAGTTGGTAAAAGCCGGCATTGACGGCGAGAAAGCCAAAGCAACAATTGAAGAAATTATCAAAGAACGTACTGCCGAGCCTGTGAAGGTTGAGGAAGTAAAAGAA